CTTGATATATGTAACTGGTTTGATAGGTCTGATTGTAATTGATACGACTTGAGATTTAATTCTGCAATATCAGCCATCGGTGGTCTTGACTCTAAAAAATTAATCTTGTTTGCATAAGCAACAGCAAAAGGTATCTCAGGTAAACTCATTGTTCCTTCATCAAACTTTACATATTCATTGTTTTTACCTTTGCGATGTATTTCATAAGATCCAGGAGTTAGTAATCTGACCTGCTCTACAATCTTTTCTCCATACAATCCTTCAGGTTCAAATACCTTTTCTAACAATCTAAGCTGCGTAAGTTTTAACTTGCCCTCTGACATCTCTGTCCTCCATCCCAAAATTTGGCGAGGACTATAGGTGATCCAGTAAGGTCTGCCAGATTGTCCAGCAGCAGGTGCATCTACAAGAACTCCGACATGACCATAACGAATCATTTTTCTTGCGGTTTCATATGTCCATACATTTAGATCATTACCCTCTAAATCAACATCAAACATATGCAGTCTTATATCATCACTTGTGTCGTTTAACCTCACAGGTTTACGCACTAACATCCCAGCTAATAATTTTTCCAATCTGATGAAATAGGGAGGGCAGACGCTTCTGCTGAGTCTACTATCAAAGCTCGAATCCAACTCTCTGGGTTCTTGGGGTAAATATTTTCGATGACGACTTCTCATCTGATATGTTCCACCAATCAAATCTTCTATCAATGGCCAGTGAGGTTCTTGTGCAAACCATGCGTTATTAGGATCTATTATTGTCGTTCCAACTGCTGACTTCTGCCTGTTGTAATGGTTATAACCTGAGTACATTTTAAGAGTCCATTAATACTAATAACTATAGTTTAAAGAATAATACTAATAAAGCCTAATTCCAGTACCTTTACCAGAACGGAAATATAATGGATTAAATTCACGCCAAATTAAATAACCAAGGCTATCTAAAAGGTGGTCATATCCATTCTGTTTATCAGGTTCTCCTGTCCTCTCATCGTATGCCTGTAGCTCAAAACATTCTATTAAGGTTCTGCAACAGGGGCTAATCGCCAAACGGACTTCCCCTTTGCCGTTCTTGAGAAGAGCATTAACAGCCGAGACTCTATCTTTGATTGGGGGGTTCGATCTTGGCGACATATTGGTAAAGCCGTAAGATTCGAGAATGGATATATCGGTTGCTGAAGCATTTGTAGAACGATTACCTCCTGAAGCGTCTGGGTAAACTAAAATCTTTTGATTTGGATACCTTCTCAGCAGTTCTTGCGAGATTGCATCAGTATCGTGCATTTTAGTGATTTCATCTATTATGACTAACTTATTGCCATCACGCACCCCAATGACACAATTAGTGTTGCTGACGTTAAAATCCAGTCCACATCTTAAAATTTCATTCTTATAACTTGGCAGTTGATTGCATACATGAATATTTCTGTCGAAGCGATCATATACAGCAGACATTGTGAGATTTACAAATTCACCTAGGAGATACGCCTTTATTAATTGATCTGGATAATTAGCTTTTAATGATTCAATGAATCCTTCTGGAAGATATTTATTATCTTCTGTTCTTGCTTGAATCAAATTAGTATCAGGTTTCGGATCTTTTTTAAATGTTTCAAACGCCCAACCATGACCTTCTGGAGTTGTTGTTGCATAAAACTGCTGAACATTGCCTGATCTAAGTCTTGCGAGTGCCATGTTCATTGCACTCTCTGCATCTCGTTTTGGGATAGTATCTGCCTCATCAAATCCAACTGCACATAAATTTTGGCCTCGCAAGCGTTGATATGTAAGCATAGTTCTAAGCAAAATCGTATGTGTGCCTTCTTCAAATTCCAAAGTAAATGAGGGTAATGGAGATGCTCTATAAGAAAAAGGTATCTGCCACTGGTCAAACAGTTCATTACAAGTTCGCACAAGTATGTCAATCAACATGGCATGAGTTGGCTCAAAAAGTGCTGAAACATGACCAATATTCATCGCTGCAATTATTGTTGCTTTTGCCACTAATCCAACTGTCTTACCAGCACCAAAACCACAAACCAATGCAAGTTTGCGGTGCTGCATATCATTGCAAAATTTTTCTTGATGAGGAAGTAGATCCTCATAAATTCTATCAATTGCTTGTTGTGCAGTAGGAAGATTATATGCACCAGCTTGATATAAAACTTTTCCAGGTTTTACTGTATCTAAAATGCTCACGAAATGATCTGTGCAAGTTTAGCTGCTGTATTGATCGCACCGAGAGCAATATGTAAATGCCCTTTCTCTCTTGCTTCCATTTGTAGGGTTGCAGCTTGCGATAAAAGATTTGCAACCATTTCTGGCCTTTCCAAGTCCCAATCAGCTTTCATTTCGGCTCTTACAATTTCAAGATACTTGTCTACTGATTTATAACCTACCCCCCATTTTTTAGAGGCATATTCTATGCAGTCTGATCTACGACCACCTTTAGCAATGATTTTGCCAAGTTCTCGTGACCTGATGAGTGTTTCTATTTTTGTACCTTTTTTAGCCATTACTAAGATGTTACACGCAAATAAGAAAATATGAATACTTGTATTATTTTAGACTCATTTGAGACTAGATGGTGTTCCTACGTTCCAACCTGTGCCGACTAAGAGTAAAAAGTTACCTGTTCCTATATTTACCCTATTCCCTATATATATAATAATAATAATAATAATAATATAATAGGTAGGTACATAGGTACAGGATAGAACAATATAGGTGCTGGTAGGGGGTTTCAGTGTTCCTACCTTTCAGATGAGGTAGGTACAGATTTAATCCAAGTCCATTTAAGTTGACCATCTACCCTTTTTCGTTTTTTTTCATACCCAAGGGATTTAAGAATAGATGAGACAGTCATCACATCTGATTTTGTTTGTTTATCGGTAGATTTCTCTACAGCTTCAGTTAATAAAAGTTCACAGGTTATGGTTTTTGCATAATTTGAAGGATCTGTAAGCCATGAGTGTATGGGATGTGTCCAGGGCGATTCGACAAGGTAAGCAAGATTTTCTAAGGCGATTAAGTTTTCCTGTGTATGTGTAAGATAATGCGGTTCTTTATTTCTATATGACTTTATCGCTGCGGCCCAGATACTATCTCTCTCCATTTCAAGTCCATTTGTATTAATCATGCTTGAAGCGGTTGCTTCAACAGGGATTACATGGAAACGCCTACTGCCTGTGTCATCAACTAAAAAATTATCTTTATTGGTAGAACCAACGATAATACATTTTCTGGGGAACTCTTCTACGGATCTGCCGTATGGAACACGCATATGATCTGTAGCTCTTGATAAAAAAGATTTAACTGTACCTGCGTGTTTTTTGGAGGTAATTTGATCTATCTCGGACCATTCGCAGAGCCAACTACGGTGAAGGCAAAGTATATCATCTTTATTGGAAAGATCACCGAGAGAATCTGAGAAAAAAGCACCACCTAATATTTTCCAGAATGTAGATTTACCACAACCTTGATGACCCATAAGAACAGTGGCCGTATCATGTTTAGCACCTGGTTCAAATATCCTTCTTACTGCACCGATTAGGGTGGCTTTCATCATGTGGTCATAAATTGTCGGCTCTTGGTATTGAGCATCTGAAGGTCGTAGGTATGTCGTTGCAAGTCTGTCTATGTAAGCAGGTTCTACAGTTTTTTCTACGACTTCCAGATAATCACGAACAGGATCAAATTCATTTTCATGGGAAACTTTTAGTAGGCAATCTATTGCCATTTCTTTGGAGCATTTATAATTTTGCTCTGATAGCGACAGGTAAAACAGTTCAGTATTTTTAAGGGGCTTTTCATTCTGCTCAATGTTGTGAGTAAAAGTGTTATATCTTATTTTGTTTGGCATATTACGCAGCAGATGTATAAGTTCCTGTGCATTTATGGGTTCTAATTTTTTTGGTATAACTTTTGTTGTTTCTTCTGATTTGTAATGTATGGAGGGGTTAATTTGTTTTGGTGGTGGAGTCCAGCCATCTTCCTGTGCGTACTTGACGAGAGTGCCTAAAGAAACTCCTGACCTTTTACCAAACGATTGCCATTTTTTAAAACATTCACCAGATTTATAATTTGATGCTTTTGCTGAAATGGTATCCCATTCTGTTAAAAGGCGATCATCTCCGACACTATGAAGGCTCATACCAATTTGAACCCAAGTATCATAATCATCTAAACGTGATGGATTTATTGATTGAAGTAAAGAAAGACATCTATCATAATCTGAATTAAAAACCTCTGGTTGTTTAACCTCAGTTTCCATCATGCGTTCTAATAATATTGCTGGTGCTTCTGCTATGGGTATGTCATCAGGTGATCTATCTTTTACCCATTTGTAACCAGAAGTTTTTGGATGTTCACCTGCTACAACAGATTGACAACCATTCCATCTAAGTTCTAATTGTTCTACAGAACCCTCCTCATCTTTTACACCTGTTCTAAATTTTTTAGTTTTTATCTTTGACCAAAGTTCTTTTGGCGCTTGATATATAAGTTGAAACCGCCCAACCCTACCAGAAGTGACAGTCCATGTAAGAGGTAGTGTTGATATTGATAAACCCCATTCGAGCAGAATATTTGAAGCAGATTCACCATCATGATCTACAAATAAAAGGCCACCTGACAACTCACCTGCAAGAACACCAACAGCCTTTGCTTTCTTTGATATAAGTTCTTTAAGTATTTCTGATCTTTTAAGGGGATTCTTTTGCCAATCTTTTTGATAAGGCTGTTTGTTACCATTGACTGCAACATAACGCCAGCTTGAGGGCAAGCGTAATAATTCTTCTTTTGTATCCATTGTTATGCAGCCTGGTCCATCTTTTCGTTTACGATTAGTCTTATAAGACAGGATCTTGACTCAGAACCTTTATTATCATCTAGCCATTTTATCTGACCTTGCGAAAGCTGAATATTAATGGTCTTTAAAATTTGATCTTTTTCCATATGTAGGGTTGTTTATGTATGACTATAGGGTAAGATAACAC